CTAGTCCCTTTACAGGAACTGAAGATGGTTTAGAGCTTTTGTCTCAGATGATAAATCTGGGTATAACGACCGCTAAGATCCCCATGGCAGGCTTATTAGGCCGGCCTGTGGCTCCAGCACCAAGAAGTCCCAAGCATATTGCTCGGTGTACAACAAGGTACCTGACCACTCAGACAAGGGGATTGGTTGAAACCACGGTGAACCCTCCTGTATTGGAGGCACTGGAAACAGTGATGAAAACACCGCAGCTCTACAATTTACCCTATTGGAAGGAGTCCTTCCACCCTCTTAGTCCACGATATCTCAATGAGATGTTCGAGACTTGGGAGGGCACAGAGTCAGACACTAACGTCGGAGTAATCCACGCGACCCAAGAGGGTGCGGGTAAGTTGCGTATGTACGCAGCTCCTCTCTCTATTGTCCAGTGTCTGCTTTATCCAATCCATAAATGGATTGATAAAATACGGAAAACTCTTATCTCTGATTGTACATACAATCAACTCTCTGGGGCCCTCTGGGCCCAGGAAGAATTAAGACAGGGTAAAACCGTATACTCTGTGGACCTTACGACCGCGACATGTCGGTTTCCTTTGAAACCACAGTTAGACATGCTCAAGGTCTTAGGTCTGGACACCGTATTCCTGGAAGCCCTGGAATGGGCCTGTACAGGAACTTGGGATGTAGGTGAGGAATTGTTTCCTATGTTTCCACCTACTATAGCATGGAATACTGGTCAACCCCTTGGGATTGCACCATCCATGTCTATGTTTTCAACAGCCCACAATCTCCTACTCCTCGGCATCAGCCGTGCAATTGGAGCTCCTTTAGGTTGCTTTCGCGTCCTTGGGGATGACGTGGTTATCACAGACTACGGAGTCTATTGTGAATACCTGCGTATTATGGGCATGTGTGACGTACCTATCAGTACAAACAAATCACACATCTCCGACCAGTTCGCGGAGTTCGCCGGGTATATGATTACCCCGGACTTATTAATTCGCGCTGGTCAATGGCGTGAAGCTGAAATGAGAAATCATTTAGCTTTAGCCAGAGAGTTGAAAACTCCCCTTTACGGTGAGGTCTCTAAGGAAATGATCGAAGCAGAAATGTTAGATTTATTCTCCTTGGGGATCTTTGATCCACCTAAAATGGACTGGAGTAAATTTCTCCGGGCGAACACTGCACTGAGATATCGGGAAATCCCGTACTCAGATGGCAGCCTCTGTACTCGCGCAAAGTTCGGGAATACTACCGCTCCT